AAACGGGGCGAACGAACGCGGAACGGCAAGCCGCGCCTATGGCTGCGTTCCCGTCGGCTCCGCGCCTTTGTCCCTTTGTTCCGGAGCCTGCCCGCCGGAGCCTCGGCGAAGGCGGGCCCCCTCGTCCCGCGCCGTCGCGAGGACCTCGACGTATTCTTTGCCGTAGGATTCGGCCAGGGCTTCCGAGAGAATCGCCTCCTGGCCCGGCTCGATCCTCAGGCCGCCGCACGCGATCGCCCTGAGGGCCCGGACCTTCACTTCGCCCGGCCCGGGCGCCCGGAGCGCCGGCGGCTCTTCCTGTTCCCGCCGCCAGCGGATGAGATCCGATTCCTCCTGGACCGGCCTTTTCGTTTTCGTTTCCTTCGCCATCGGCTTCTCCTTTCGTAACGGACGCTGGGCCGCGAACGGACGCTAAGCGGCAAGCCGCCCTCGCCCTCCTCGAAGGAGGGCGGGGGCGGCGGCCCCGTCGCCGGGACCGCCGTTTGCTCTTTTTACGGCGTCACCCAGAGGCAGGTGACGTAGACGATGGAGTTACAGCCCGCATCCCCGTCGTCGTTCGCCACGAGGTCCAGGGTATTGGTGGCCGCGACTTCGTGCTCCGTGTCCGCCAGGACATCGAAGGCGAATCGCGACCCGTCGCCGACGGCGTTCAACTCCTCTTTGTCGAAGATGTTCGCCGGGGTGCCGTCGTTGTTCTGGAGCGTCAGTTCGTCATCCCCGTGGTCGCCCGCCTCATCGGTCTTAAAGCCCCAGGCGTCGATCACGCGGAGTTTCTTCCCCGCCGGAACGGTGTACCGGTACGTCCCCGGCGCCGTCGGCGTAAAGACGATGACGAACGGCGTCGCGGCCTGGCTCGTCGTCACCGTCGTCGCCACCTTGTGGACGCCGACGCCCAGGTCCTGGACGGTGTTCGTGTCGCCGTCCAGCGTCAGACTCGCCGCCGCGCCGCCGGTAATCGTCATCGTTGCATCTTTGATGCTTCCTCCCGTTATTGCGCCGTCGGAGGTGATCGCCCCGTTGGCCTGGATGACCCCGGCCGCCGAGATCGAAACGCCCGTCGAACCGTACCCTCCGCCGACGTCCAGGCTGGCCGGAGCGACGTAGGACTGCTCCGATCCCACGACGACGATCACCGTCACGTCCTGGTCGGCGTCCGTCGCGGCCGTGAGGGCAAGCGCCGCGTAGCGCTGATCGCTCGAATCCGAATCGTCCAGGACGAACGCCTTCCCGCCGGTTCCGGCGGTCACCAGGTCCCCGACGGCGATCGCTTCGCCGCTCGTGACCACCGCCTCGGATCCCGGCCCCGAGTATTTCGTCAGGGCGTTGGCGGCGGCCGTCTGTTCGCAGACGCCGATACAAGAGTCGCCGACGCCGGTCGCCGTGACCACCGTCCCGGCGGCCGAGAGCTTGACGAAAGTCCCTTTCGTCACGCCGCCGGTTCCTGCGCCGGCCGTGTACACGTCCGCCCGCGCGGCGGCCGCAAGGACCGCCAGGGCGAGCAAGCCAATCAGTAACCGTTTCATCGTATGTCTCCTTTTCCGTTTGTCCTTCCCCGCCCCTAGGCGAGGGCTTTTTTACTCCGCATTCCGCCCGCCGTCGCCAAGGCTATGGCGGGCAAGCATTCCGAATTACGCTTAGGCGTGCGTCTTCCCGAGCACCATCGCGGCGGCGTCCTGCTCCTCGAAGTCCCACTGCACGAGCGCCCGGAATCCCGTCTGGTCGCTCGTCCAGAACGCCTGGTCCGAGGTGTCGATCTGGATGTCCCGCAGCATCCCCACGACGTGGCTCATCCGCGGGTCGCCGAACGCACAGAACGTCGTTGCCGCCGTCACGCCGGCCTTCGCCGGGAACTTCGGGCTGATGGTGTAGGGGAACCCGTCCAATGTGGAGGGGAGGCCCCGGCCCACGTCGCCCCGGTCCCAGAGCAAGGGTTCGCCCGTCGCGCTCCGCAGGTGCTTGCCGTGCAGGAGCATCGACAGGCTGATCAGCCACCGGGCCTCCGGCAGGGCGTAGGCCTTGGTGATGCCCTCGACGATGTCGTCGAAGTCGCCCTCGTCCACCGTGGCGCCCGTCTGGTGGGCGGCCAGGGTCACGGTCGTCAGCGTCGCCGACTGGAGAATCCCCGTGATCCCGGCGTAGTCGCCGGTGCCGTCGCCGTTGACGCACGCGTTGTCCATCGCCTCGCGAATGGCGTACACCAGTTCCAGCGCGACGAAGTTCCCGAGGTCCACGAGGAGCGCGGACCGGAGGAACTCGTTCGGCGCGACGCAGATCGCGCCCCACTTGGCCGGGGTGAGCGTCACCACGCCGACGGTCATCCGCTGGCGCTCGAACTCAGCGCCGGCGGAGACCGGATAGGCCGTGATGCCGCCGGTCCGTTTCGGGATGGTCGTCTGGCCCCCGGTCGCCAGCGGGATCCGCCGGCAGAGCGGGAAGATGAGGGCGGTCGCCTCGACGTTCCGAATGAGTTCCGCCCGGAACTCGTCGGGCACCAGGTACGCCCCCGATGCATCGACCGACCAGTCCAGGTCGCCGGCCGCCTTTTCGACGTCCTCGGCGATCTCCTTGACCGCCTTCGGCACGTTGATCCGCCGCGCGAGGGCGCAGCGGTTGAACGTCCACGCCCCGAACCGCTTGGCCTGCTCGTCGTCCATAAACGCCCGGCCGTCCTTGAGCATGTCGAGCCGCGCTTCGCGGCCCGGGACGACGACCGAACCGCCGCGCACGATCAGGCCCGCCCGACGAAACTTGCGGATCTCTTCCGCCTGGGCCGCCAGGTCCGCCTTGATCTGCGCGAGTTCCTTCGCCAGGTCCTGCATCTCGGCCGTCGGCCCGTCGGTCCCCTTGGCCTTCAGGGCCTCCACAAGGACCGTCTCGGCCTTCGCCATCGCCTTTTCGTCCCGCTCCTCGGGAGCCTTGCGGACCTCCTCGAGGTACGCGGTCAAAGCCTTCTTCGTGTGCTCGTCCATGGCTTTTTCTCCAATCCTTCCGGGTTCACTTTCCCGCGACCGCGAGGATCCGCCCCGCGCTCGCTCGTGCCGCATCGGCCCCTTCGGTTCCTGCGTCGGCGCGGTCGGACGGATCGCGCGGCCCGGGGCCTCCGGGGGCCGCGCGCGCATCCGAGTACGGATCCGGCACGCAGGCGATACACTCTTCGAGCGCGTTGATCAAAACCAACGCCGTTTTTTCGGTGATCGTTTCGGCGGATTTTCTTTCTTCGAGCGCAACCGGCTCGGGCCTCGGCAGTTTCTCGGCCACCGCCTTCGCCACGCGCTCGACCAGGGCATCCAGGGCCGCCTTGTCGTCCGCCAGCCCCAGGGCCGCCGCCGCCCGCGCGCGGGCCAGGGCCTCCGGGTTCGCGGGGACGGGCACCGCCGAGATTTCAAGGAGTTCGACCTGGGTATGGGCCCAGACTCTTTTGACCTCCTTGCCGCCTTTTGATTCCCGCCACTCGCCGCCGACCGGCAGGAAGCCGACGCTGAACGCCTTCATGTGCCCTTCGCGGTAGAGCGTTTCGTATTCCCGCCCGAGGTCCGTCGAGGCGAACTTCATGCGAAACTCCAGCGCGCCCGACCGAATATCGATCGCGGTCGCGCTTCCGATGACGGGGCTTCGAGCGTCGCTCGTCCGGTGCAGGTGCGTCGCCAGGATGACCGCGTTCGCCCGGTAGGCCGGCAGGCTCGCCCGCCAGGCCTCCGGCTCGATGATCTCCGAATCGCGGTCCAGCGCTCCGGTCGAGGCCACGGCCTCCAGTTCCCCGGCCGCGTTGAAGCCTTTGGCCTGGGCGAAGACGAACTTCTCGGCTTTCGTTTCAGTCGGCATCGGCATCGCCGTCTCCTTCTTCGATTTCGGATTTCGGAATTCGGATTTCGCAGTCCGAAACCCTCTTGGCGTGATGGTCCAAAATGTCCGCCGCCGTCGGCTCTTCGCCCGGCGCGGCGCGCTTGGCGATCGCCGCGCACTGGCAGTTCACCGTCTCCTCGGGATGCCCCGCCGAATGATCGCGCGGGAACATCAGTCGCACGTTGTTGATCACGAACGGCTCGTCCATCCCGACCGGGTGCTCCGTGTAGTAGCCTTCCGCCGCCACGTGCGCCGGTCTCCGCTCGCCCGGCCCGCGCGAGTGAACCCAGATCCGGTGCGTCATCCCGGTGGCCCGCTGCCCCTCGTGCCGCGCGCGGGAAAGAGTCTGCCCGACGGCGTTCCGCGCGATGACGACCGCCTGGGCGCGGCTGCCCTGCATGTAGCCCTCGACCCGCGTCGCCAGGTCCCGGATTGTCTCCCCGTTCTGGAGGCCCTGCAGGAGCGAGTTTTTAAGGTGCCGCCGCGTCGTCGCATCTATGAGCGTCGAGACCCGCACGGCGTCCGACCGGATCGCATCTTCCATTGCCGGCAGGCTCGTCAGGCGCCGCAGGGCCTCCGTCAGGGCGTCGCCCGCAAGGCCCGCCTCCACGAGGGCCTGCCGGAGGCCAACCCGCGTCCCGTCGGCGGCGTAGGTTCTGAGGCGCGCCCGGAAGACCTCCCGCTCCTTCGGGTCGCGGAAAACATCCACCAGGACCCGCTCGATGACCGGCTCCCAGTCCGATTTTGTTCCGGAATCCAGAGTCCGTAATCCGGATTTAAGGGGGGCATAGCCCCCGCTTAAAAGGGCTTCCTCAAGACGCTTGATGACCGCTTTTTCCTGCCGCGCGAAGTGCAGCCTGAGGAACCCCCGGCCTTTCCGCGCGAGCGTTTCGTACTCGGCGGCGAACGCCGCCCAGAGCCGCGCCGCGATCCGCCCGAGCCGCTCGCGCTCGGTTTTTTTCCGCGCATCCCCCGGCGATGCCGGGGGCTTTTCGATTTTTGCGTTCCGCGCTCCGCGCTCCACGCCTTCCTCATACGGCGCCTCGCCTTCGGGGGCGAACAGCGTCGCCTCGGCCGCCGCGCTCGCCGGCAGGAGTCCCGACGGCAAGAATCCTGTCTCGCCCCAGGCTACGTCCGGCATCCCCAGGTCCAGGAGGTCGTTGATCCGGTTGGGCGGCCAGCCCATCGCGAAATAATCCTTGGCCGCCGTCAACCGCCCGAGGCGCATCTCCTGGACGACCGGCTGGTCCTCCACGTCCCACCACGCCAGGGCCGATGCATCGGCCCGGCTCGCGACGTCCTGAATCGCCGGGGCGAGGGCGTCCAGAAGCGGGAAGACCGTCTCGGAGTAGAACTGCCGGAGAGCGTTGGCCGTGTAGGCGCTCGAATCGCCCGCCGCCTCGACCCATCCGGCGACGACCGGCGGAACGCCGTAAAGGGCGCAGATCTCCAGGCGCGTCGTCTTCTTCCCCTGGTCGAACTGGAGGTCCTGCATCGTCGTCTGGAACGGTTCGGCCTTCCCCCCGCCCTCCAGGACCAGCGGCCTCTTGGCCTTCCACGGCCCCTGGTGGGCCTGGGCGAGCATCAGGACGAACGCCTCGCGCTGTTCCTGCGTGAGGTTCTGGGGGAAGGAGATCGTCATTCCCGGCTCGGCGCCGTTTCCGAGCATGGCGGCGTTATAGACCGCCGCCGCGTAGTCCGTGGCGATGGCCAGTCGCCCGGGGGCCGATAGGGCGAGCCCCTCCAGCGGATTCTCGGTCCCCGACCAGAAATGGAAATACTTGACTTCGTCCGGCGCGAAGGCGATCTCGCGGCCCGACTTCGGCGCGCGGTAGAGGTATCCGAGGAGCACCGGCAGCCCGTCGGCGTTCCATTCGATTTTCGGTTTCAGGTGCTTCCCGGAGACGACGTGCAGCTCCCGCGGCCGGCGTCCGACCATGTCGCCCAGGATCCAGCCGACGCTTCCGGTCTGGAAGAGGTGCCCCACGGTCGCCGTCAGAAACGCCGGAAGGTCCTGGTAATCGTTCGGTCTTGAAAG